AAGCTTAAACCAATCCCGTTGGACGATACCCCCTTCCTCGGGGTCGATGATCTCGGCGTAGATCTCCTGCCTTCCAAGCTTGGTGCCCTCGTACTGCAGGATCTGGCGCTTGAAGTTCTCAGACAGGTTATCCAGGTTTGAGTAAGTGCTTGCAGTGGTAAGCACTACATCATCACCCTCGCGGCTGATTAGATCGATGATCAGGTCCTTGGGCTTGGGTGTTGTCGTGCAGATCAGCCTGGTCTTCATGTCAGGCAGCTTTAAGCGCATACCGAACTGGATCTGATCCCAGGCTTCCTGGATGTACTCCCAGGCTGCCAACTCATCTAACCAACCCCCGTGGAACTGTGGACCGCGGAAGCGCTCTGGTTCACTGGCGGGAATGCCTTTGATCAGACTTCCGTTGGTAAGCTTGATCTCATGCAAGGCCTTGTTGTAATCAGCGATCAGGACTGCAGGAATCACGCTCAGGAGGCCTGAATCACCCTCGAAGCATGTACCCCTTACGTCAGAGGACGTTGGCGCCGCTACGAGCCATCTGGTGGCTTTGTAGGACTGTGCCCACCAGCCAATCTGTTCTGCTGCAGTTCGAGTCTTGCCAGCACCCCTTCCTGCAAGCATCAACCATATGGACCACCAGTCCCCATGAGGAAGGATCTGGTGCTTGAGTGCTCGAGTGAGCCACATCATGCGCCAGGCCCAGGCGGCAGCCTGATCGGGCGCTAGCCTGGTGTACTGCTCGCGGATCGCTGGATCTTTGAGCAGGACCTCGAGGTCACTTGTCCCCAAGCTGTCTCTTAGCCTCGAGGTTCTTAAGCATGGCGTCGAAGATGCTGACATCAGCCTTTACTTGCAGGGGGTTCTCAGCGTCTCCTGCCATGGTTACGCGATCACCGTAGCGCTTGGGATTCCATTTGGCTAACAGCTTGAGCTTGATCTCAGCCCTGGCCCTAATCAGTTGGACATAGCCAGGATCAATGCGACCACGCTCTTCGCGCTCGGGGTCCATGCTGATCTCGCGGTAAATCTCCTCGGCGATTGCGTCCTGGCCAATTTCCCGTGCGCGGGCGATCGCTGCAGAAAGACCGACTCCGCGCCCCGAAGCAACCTCCTTGTCATCCCTGTACATCCAGTCATAAATGGTTCGCCAATCAGGCATACCTTCATCTCGGCATATCTGTCTTAGTGGCTCAGCGTTACTTAAGCGCTCCACAATCTCTTGTGCGATCTCGGGTGTGTATTTGCTGGGGCGGCCTGTTTTCTTGGGCGCGGCTTTGGGTTTGGCGGGTTTAGGCATCACATCTTCCAGTGACATAAGATCCGCTGATGATAGGGTTTTGGTGGGCTGGTGGCAATTGATTGCGCAAAGCAATGTCTAACTGCTTGATTTTACTACAGGTTTACTAAAAAAAGAACCCCCAGGGCGGGGGTTAACTCTGTTGGGAAGCAGAGGACTTGAGGAGTACAGCATGGAAACAGCTTTCAGTCTAAGTCCTCCTGCTCGTCTTGGCAATCCTCTTCACGCTCGCGCTCTTTGTCGTATTCGTAAAGCTGCCGATCAAGCCATGCGTCGTAATCCATTTGTTTACTCCAGGCTGAGGAAGGTGTTGAGGGCATCGCGCAACTCAGCGACTTGCTCACGGGTTAGGTTTGCTGAGCAGTGGCTGCCAATCTTCCACACTGACAGCCAAAGGTTGTCATCAAAGTCACTGAGTTTGATGCTCTCGTATTCTTCAGTTTTTATGGTTACGTCAAATTTGCTCATGGTGTTTGCTCCAGGTGGTGGGGCCGTAGCCCCGGTTTGATTAGATGACTGAGAAGGGTGCTACGAGTTCTTGGAAAGCATCGCAACCACTAACTTTATGAGTTTGAGGAACACCCCAGTATTTCCAATTACGATTCCAAGGGCTGGTTCCACGAACCTTTTGCAAGAAGCGCTCGGCACGCTTTTCGTCGCGGAAAATGGCAGCGTGTGCAATTGGCTCCCAAAGGCTATCGCTGCAAGCGCGATCCAAACCTTGGATCTGAAAGCCGTCCATGCCCTTGATGTTTACTTTGACTACTTGAAGGTTTTTCATTTGTTTGCTCCTGGTTGGTTTGCGTTGTTTGCTACTGAGACTCCATCGTACATGCTTTTAATCCACTTGTGTAGACACACGCCATCCGTCCGACAAGTGGTCGTGATGTGCAACTAAACGGCGGGTGATGTGCAGTAATTCAGCTTCATCGACGCCATAGTGCTTCGTAAACCCTTTGATGCCCATGCCGTGGATGCCTGTCTTTCCTCTGTGGTGCTCAGGGCATAGCGGTATCGCATCCCAGTGGCTTGCACGTTGGCCCATGCCGGTACCCTTTCTGGGGTGATGGATCTCTGCCGGAGTACCTGGGGTTCCCTTCAAGTAACACAGCACGCAGCCAATGGCAGCCACCTTACTCAGGTGCTTTTTCTCTTCCTGGTTCATCGACCGTCTCCACGCCAACTAAACAATTGAGCACCCTGGTATCACCCGTGACAGCCCGGCAACTGATGAAGCGGTAGTCATCCTTCATGGGGCCAAGCTTTTGCAGCACCTCGCCCGATCGGATCAAGATGAACCAAGTACCCTGCTTGAGATTACAAAGCTTTTCGTATTTGCTCGGCATGTTCTATCCCCCAACCCCTGCCTTGTGATTGCGCAATCTTTGCGGCGTAAGCCAGACCTGATCTGAAGCCAGCGCTCCAGCCCTCGGCGTACACCTCTTCAGTCCAACCCTTATCATCTTCAAAGGCCACTGCGCCGAGAAAGTCAGCCAGGTCTGCAAGCATTTGCTTATGGCGGCCATCGTTGCTCATCAGATCGTTGCCTTGCCTTCCAGTCTGAGGTTGGCTTGTTCCGTTCTCCAGATGTCCACTCTGGCTTGTGCTGCGATCAGATCCCATCTCAATTTCTCCTCGATTGCGACAGCCTCCTTGAGGCCTTTGAGCAGTTCAACGTACTCAGCGTGAGCATAGGCGTCACGCTCCTGTGCGCCAAGGGCGCCTTCAATGGATTGCTTCATCAGCAACGCCTTCTTGCTCTTCCTAAACTCCTCAAGGTAGACGCGCTGTGCTTTGGCATCGGCAAATTGTTTTGCGTGCTTGATGATGTAATCGACTGCGTCATGCGGATCATGCTTCATGGCTTTTCTCATTCAAGATGCGTGAAATTTCCCGGTCGATGTACCACCGGGCCTTGCGTAATCGGTAAATTTCGTTGTTGTGTGCGGCCAAATAAAAAATGGCAGCGGCTCGGTTTATGTTGGTTTCATGGTTGATAAATGCGGCCAATTTTTTCCAGAGCGTATCCTCCACACCTGCGCTCTTGATATGTTGTATTTTTTCGCCACAACTTCTTGAGATTCTTTGCTCAGTTTGATCTCTATCGCTTGTTCCGTCGTCAGCTTTGCTGACCATCTCTCCTGACCCAACGGTTCCGTGTTGTGCGCTTTCTTTCTTTTTATATTGTTCGACGTGCTCTCCCAAATTAAATTGGACAGATTGTTGTTTTGTCTGTTTCCGTCTAAATGTGACGCGTCCAAATTCGGTGGGCGCGGACCAACAAAAGTTTCCAATACCATCACATGGACATAACGAAGTTTTCTCGGTGAAGAAAACATATAAGTCATATACCCATTCTTGATCCGAACAGGCTTCCTGATCCTCTCTTTTCCTACCATTCGACAACGACCCAAAGTGCTCATTTCGTACCGAATATCGCTCGGGAAAACTTTCCATTTCTCTTTTTGCATACCAAACCCCTTTCTGAAGATCTTGAATCTCTTCAGACGATACTTTATTCCCGCCCCTAAAGCAATACTTCACGGCATTGCCCAAGCAAAAGTTCATGTGCTCAGTGATCTCAATGCACTCCACACCTGATGGATGTGAGTTGTAATGCTTTGGGTGATTGACATTGTCATTCATGACTGCCCCTCCAAGGTCCGCCATAGGCGCTAGAAATCCAAAATCCTAATTGGTTGATACTCATCCCCATACTCTTCATTTCATCGCGTGTTTTGCATCTGCGGCTCACCCCAAAATCGCCTGTGCGGTGCTTATCAAAGGCGTAGGTTGAGTTGAAGTAGTTTTTGCAGGCCTGGCACTGGTTTCGATCACCCGTTAATTTCATACACCCTCACTTTCACCAGGCCGGCGATTTGTTTGTTTCTGAAGATCCTCAGATCTGAGATCTGGTTGTCGTCCTTCCACACCTGAGCATGGGTCAGACTGTCCAGCAGAGACTTGAGCAGGTTGTCGATGTCCCGCTTGCGCTTGTCCGGCGGGAACACTTCGATCTCGACCCGCAGGTCGCCCTCCAGTTCGTAAGTCTTCACCCCATGTTCCATAAGACATAAGTTCACTGCCTTGCGGTAGGCCTGGCCCTCCTGCGAAACGTATACGGTGGCGAGCTTGCCAATAACTCTGTGCCGCCAGTAAGTGTTTACGGTTGGTGGCCATGGCAATGTGGCCTCAAAAACTAATGGGTGTTCCATAGGCTTGCTCAGTGAATTGTTGTGAGTTTTTGTCGAACCAAAGTCTTATGACGCCTTCGTATTCACCGTTTCTTTGTTTCTCAATGGCCAGATAAGCGTCAGGGATTGACTGGTCAACGACATTGCCAGCTTCAACCTCACGCTCCTTCTTTTTGTTGCGGTGCATCAGGATCACGTTATCAACCTGGTCGGCTACTGATCCCGAGCCTTTCAGGTCCATCTTAGTAGGTGGGTTCTCATCGTTTTGCTGCTTGCGGATGTGATGCACCAGGTGGATGTGCGTGTCGTAGTCTCGAGCCAAGGTGCAGAGTTGGTCCACAAAGTTTTTCTGCCCGTTGTAGTCGTCCTCGTCTCTTAGGCATTTCATCAGCGAATCAATCAAGTAGTGCTTGCAATTGAGATTGGCTGCAGCGTAACTGCCAACCCCTAGAACCTGTCCAGGGCTTACCGTGCCCTGCTGGTCATAAAACCACATCTTGTCGCCCACCCAGTCCTTGAAGGCCTCGTAATCGGCTATAGCAGGGTCTCTGCGACGGGACCATTGCCTGACCATACGCTGAAGGGTGCGCAAGGGTT